ACAACAAAAATTCTCGCCACGTCAATTGCCAAAACTCGTTAATCGTTAAGCCAACTTCAATAGCGAGAATAATTATTGAGTCCCAACTATAAAACCCTAATTTTTTTTTTCGTCCGTTTCCTTCTCTGGCTTTAAATCTGGAGTCATTGAATCTTGCATATATTTCATAAACTCAACCAATTGTCCATCTTTTGCCGATAACCCACCAACTTGGTCTATCCATTCGCACACATCAAACTCATCAAAGTCAATTGGCTTTTTAAGGCTCTTGTATCCACTTTCTGCTGCGGCTTGAACAATGTGTACGATTGTATCTAAGTCATAAATTCCACCAGATAAAACCTCAATTAGCTGCATTAGATTTTTATTCTCTAATTCGCAAAACCTTTTCATTGCCCAAGTACCCCACTTTAAGTGGATTGTGTTGTTGTTAATCTTTAATTCGTACATAGTTTTTTTTATTTATTATACAGTTTCAGTTTGTGCAATAGGAGGAACACTTACTACGAAAGTTGCAGTAAACTTAACATCATCCTTATCATCAGCAGTAACACCGAAATCGCTAATAAATACTAAAGAACCAACACCACCATAAGTGATATCACCAGATGTTGGAGTTGCTTTACCCATTTTAATAGCAAACAAAGTTTTAGCAGCGTGAGCAGCATACAATTGTTGGTAACTATCTTTAGATGGAGTTCCTGTTTCATCAATTGCAAAACCTTCACAATCAAAAGATTGATTGAAAGAAGGAGCTGGAGTAAACTGATTACCACATTTAGACGTTGCATCTATTGTGTCATTAGTTGATGTTAAAGAGTTAGTTGTTAAACAAGCAACAGGCTTAAATGTCCCATCATTGTCTATGTCAGCTAAGAGGATATAATCTCTTGCGCTTACTTTTGTTTCTGCCATTTTATTTAATTTTAAATTTGTGTTATTATAATATTATAAGTTATTAATACTCTAAAAACGTTATCTAAAGGACTTAAGCCATCTAAGTTTCTTATACTTTCAACACTTAAACTTGATGCACCAAACCCATTTGATAAGGTTATTGTTGTATCCGAGTTTATGTCTTCTAATATCAAATCGCTTATAGCTTCAGCACGTTTATAACCAAAGTTAGCATTTTTTGTAATAATATCAACTGTAATGCTTATACTATTTGTATAACCAGCTTTGCCTTGCTCTTGGCTTGATGTTCTTCCTGTCATAACAATATACTCATCACCAGCACCTTCTGGAGCAAAACCATCATAAACAACCAATCCACTTGCGCTTGTTAAGTTGGTATAAAACCATTTCTTTATTTCTATATTAGGATTAAGCATTTAACAATTTTTTTAATCTTTCTATTAATTTAGGCTTTTCTGATTCATAAGCTGGTATTAAATAAGGTTGCGCTCTAATACCATTTTTCAATATTTTTATAGCTAAAAACCTCGCCAATTTTTCATCTTGTGATGATTGTACGGCTTTACCACCTAATCTTCTTTGACTTTTTACGCTATAAGTACCAGCTAACCCTTTTCTTTTTACCCACAAAGTTAACGCTTGAATCATATCTTCTAAACTACCACCTTTATTCCCTCTAAAAGTTGCAGCATATTGTTCATAACCAGCTTCTATTTTAACTTTACCACCTGTGCCAAATTCAACATACGCACCATAAGAAACACCTACCTCTACATAATGAGTTAACTTATCCTTGCTTGTAGCGTGAATACTTTGTCTTAAAGTACCCATATTTACTGGAGCATTTCTTTTAGCATCTTTTTCAATCTTTAATGTTGATGCAGATAATTCTTTAGCTATATCATTAGCAATCTTACTATTAAGGTCAGCTAACTTTTTTTCAAGTCGTGGGATGCCAGATAAGTCAATTCCAAATGCCATTATGCATTAATTATTAATTCTAAAAACCTATTTTGATTCTCTACATTAGTTATTGAAGCTATCGTATATCTTATTGATTCAACCTCTACCTCATAAGAATCATTTATATTAACCCCAAAACGAATAAAAAGCCTATTAGAGCGGTCAAATTGTAATTCTGACTCTCCTATATTACGAACTTGATTATTTGGTCTTAAATCACCCCAAACTGTGCTTTGTAGGGCAAATGTAGTAGTATATCCACCTTGACCATCACTTGTCCTTGTTGGAGCATAGATTTTAACCTCACGAGTCATCGTGTTGGCATCAACGTAGTTTGCTTTAGCTTTTCCTAATTGCATATTATAAAATTGGGGATATTCTTGTCCATCTTTGACACGCTTTCCAAGATTTCTCACAAATACCAGAATCGCTATCTAATCCTCTATTCTCGTAGTCATAGCTAATTTGGTCTAATATGGCTAATTTAAGGTCTTTAGGGATAGTTGTATAACCAGCCTCATAAGTAGCCTTTAAATTGGCATATCTTGGGAAAACCAATTTAGGGAACTCATTACCTATTAATTGAAGGTTTGTTCCTGTAATCTCTAACTCGTTTTGCTCCATATCAAACAACTCAAACGTATCAATGTCAATTGGTCCGAAAGGAATATCAAAATTGCCACTCACATTATTGAAATAAGTAGTTATGTCTTTTGGTATCAAACTAAGTCCTGTTGCTACTTCAATAGCTTCTCTTGCTTGTGTAATCATTAAAGTAATCAAAGTATCTTCAGCACTTGTTGTAACACGGCAATATAATTTTGCTTCTGCTAAAGTAACTGGCTCTGTTATTGGTGCAATAGGAACAGCACTAAAATCATTAATATAATTAGAATAAGACATACCCTTTTTTTACAAAATTACTTAATTTATTCCAATAAAAAACCCCCACCAAATTGGTAGGGGTCATTATTTACTAATCCTTTAGAACTATACGTTACCCATATCTGCATAGATAGCAGATGTTGTTAACATTAAGTTGATGTCTTCGTAACACTCAATACGAGCAGTTACCAAGTTCTTTTGGAAGTTTTCGCCATTCTCATAAGAGAACTCTATAGCTAATCCTTCAACTTCAACTCTCTCTAAGTAGCTATTGTCAAAGATTAATACTTTGTCATCAGTTACCCAAGATGCAGAAATTACAGGAACTCCCCAAATTGTGATTCCGCCATTAGGAGAAACTGTAACACTACCAGCACCAGCATAGTAACCAGCAGCAATAGTTGCTTTCAATAAACGACCCATTTGTGTTTCAGATACTAAAGCATAAGAAGGAACAAAATTTGCAGTTTTTTGATTAGCGATATAATCTACTAATTGTAACAAATCGTTAGTTTCAGCAGTTGTAGTTGAACCAGTTGCAGCAGCAGATACAGTAGAGAAAAACGCAGCGTTCTCAGCCTTGAAGAAATCTCTTTGTAACATTCTTGGTAAAGTTTGAGTCATAAAAGGTAATGACTTTAACATTTGCTTAGAGAAAGTAGAGAAACCAGCAAGGTAATCGTTTACAACTTTAACTTCAGTCAAAGAGTAGTTGTTCTCACCTTTGTTAGAACCTTCAGTTTGAGCAGCGATGTTGTTAGTCAAACCGCTATTCTCACGATAGTAAACATAAAGACCGCTTTCGCTTCTTACTGTTGGGATTAAATCTCTAAAATTAATGCTTTGAGAAGGTTGGATAGCTGGATTTGGAGCATAAGATGCTTGAGCATCACCAGTTAAGTTACCAGATAAAGTCATAGTTTTAACGTCAGATAAATCCAAACGGAACTTACCATTGTTCTTTAAAGATTTCTCCATTGCATCAAATTGACCATCTAATTTCTCAAGGATAACCTCATCCATAAACTTTACTTCTTTCTTAGCAGCTTTCTTTTGTGCAGCTAATTGTCCGTCGATTTGTTTTTGTAACTCGTCTTTTACAACAGTTATTTGTGCAGACACTTCTTTAATTTGTGCTTCTGCGTTAGCTTGAAAACCTTTAAGGTTCTCAGCCATTTCGTTAATTACGTTTTCCATTTTTACTTTTTAAATAGATTATTAAATTCTTTAATTGCCTTTAGAACTTTCTCATCATTCTTTGAAACTTCATCATTAATCGGCTGCGATGCTTCTGCGGTCGTAGTGATTTCTTCAACGATTTCAATTTCTAATAAATCAGATTGAATCCTTTTTATTTCAATCTCCATCAACGCAAAGGTTTCGTCTGTGAAACGACCACCTTTAAACGCTTTCAAGAGTTTTTCAAGCCTGTTTGCTAATTGTTCTTTCTTTACTTCACTTTTAACTGAAATAGTTGGTGTTTCTGGGTTTGCTGCCCATAATACCGCACTACCTTCATAAAGTTTAAGTTCAGTTATTGTTCTTACTCCATCTTTACCAACACTTGAATTGATTGTACTAAAACCAATAGAGTGTTGATTGATTAAACCAGCTTCATACATTTTAAGCACATCTTCGCCTGTTTCAGTCATTACAATTGGAGTGATAGCTATTAACATATCGCCTTCAACATATAATTGCTCTGGCTTACCGATTACGGCTTCCATTTCAGCACAATGGTCTACTAATGACCAAACTAAATTTTTACCAGCTGGTCCTCTTTCTTTTAATGTTTTAGTAAATGCTTCTGGGACGATAATATCGTTATCTAAGTCAATATTACCAGTCCTTGCCCACACAGCTTTTACTCTGCGTTGCTCGGTATCTACATCCATTACTTCATAACCAATATCTTGTTTTTCAACAATGATGTCTTTTGATGCGTATGTTTTCATATAACAAAGTTATTAATTTTTTTTAATCTGCTAACAAATCTCTTATTAAGTTAGAAATTTGCATTAAAGCCACATTATTTATCAGATTCCAAACTAACCCCATATCGCCCATTGGTGGGTTATCTTGCAACCTTTTTGGCTTTCCATCTTGTCCTCTAACGGCTTCATAACCTAACGTACAACGGCAGTTGATAACATCGCCAGCACTTCCACTTGGGTCGCAAGGATGTAACATTTGCTCAAAACCTCCGTTCTTAGTTTTAACATTAAATTTTTCATCGTAAGCTACTTTTATTCCGTCCATGTGATAATGGTCAAACATATCTCGTGGAACTCGCCTTGTTCGGTTATCTTTTGCTGCTATCCACTCCTTCATAGTTACAAGTCCAGTTGCAGCCGTACCTACCATTGAGCCTATATTTGCTGCTCTGCCTGTTTCAGTTCTTGCTATCATCTCTGCTCGGTAATCCGTTATTCCAGCCGTTCTTAATAGCTTTATTGTTTCTTGCATCGTTAAACCTTCCTCAACTGACTTAATCAAGTATTGTTGAATTTGGTTTTTAGTTGTTTGAGTTATCTCTGCTGCTATATTATCTAAGCCTTTTAATTCAAGGTAGGTTAGCATCACATAAGTAAACAAGTCCGTTTGCTTACTCTTAAACTCCTCTGGACCAAAATAACCTTTAACTTGTTTAGAAACGTTTTTCTCGGCAATTTGTGCCATCTTAACGCCCATTGCAATATGAACGTTTTGGATGGTCTTTTTTATCTTCTTGTCGCTTATAGCGTTTAAATCTTGGGTATCGCAATAAGTATCCACTTGCCTTTGTAGTTCTTTCTTGAACTTAGGTAAGTAGGTTTTTATTGCGTTTAAATATAGTTTCCTATAATCTTGCCAAATCATTATGCATCTAATTTTTCAATCAACTTACCAGCTGCATTGAATACATCTGTTTGACCTTGTTGACCAGCTCT